CAGTGCCGGAAACCGTGGACGGTCGAATCAAAGATTCGAGCGCCACGCCGTAGTCCTTCTGGAAGGCCTTCACGGCCAGCTCCGTGCAGTCGCCGAACTCGCCATCCGCGCCCCACTTGCCGAGATCATAGCCCAGCCGGATCAGACCGTACTGCATCTCCTTCACGTCGTCGCCCTCGCAGCCGTTCCGGAGGATCCGGGAGCCCAGCTTGTTCGTGATCACGATGACAGGATCGGCCGGCGCCACAAGCACCTCCACGGCCTCGCTGCTATAGTCGTAATACTTGTCCATCAGCCCCCAGTAATTCGGCTTCCTGGACAGCAGCTTCCCACTGACCACACCATACATCACGCCCCTGGCCTCGATGATGTACCAGTCGCCATCAGGCTTGCCGGCCGTGACCGGCTTCCACAGGTATGCCACGTGATGAATACTTCCGGCGCCGGAATTGCTCCAGAATATCGCCGCGCCAGGCACGCGGTATTTCGCCGGTATGATCCCACTGCCCTTGATCGAGCACCACTGGGCGTAGTTGTAGCGGGCCTTACTATCAATGCAGACGCCGGTGTGGATCTGGTAGATGCCCTCGGCCATGCCGTTACAATCCCACACCCGCGTGCATTTCGCACGCCACTTCTGCGCCTGTTCACGCTGCTGGCCGCTGTACTGCCCATAGCAGTAGTAGCCGGTCGCCTTCCAGCTGGGCTTGCACTTGCTCTCCGGCACGCTCAGGTCCAGGTAGCCCGTCCGTGGGTTCTGCCCGTAGGCGCCCATGATATAGCCGTCCTTCCGGTTCAGGGCCGCCTCCAGCTCCGCCACGAACGTTTTTATGGAGACTCTCTCTGCCATGCTCATCCCTCCTTATGTCCCCACGGCGACGTAGGAGATGCCCGCCGTGAGCTCCACCGCAGAGGCGTTGTAATAGCGCACCGTGACGTTCGTCGTCGTGGTAGCCGTGACAAAAGCGGACAGCATACCACGATAAGCACTGTCCACGCTGCCCTGCAGCTGCACAATCACCGTAGGCGGTGATGCAAACGCGGACGCGAACGTGTAGGTGCGATCCGTGTAGCTGTTAGCGGAAATCGTCGCCGCCGTGGCACTCGCGCCGGTCAGGATCCGCGCGTCGATATTTGCCTTGAGCGTGGAATACTTGAGCCGGTTATAAGCCGACCCGGTGTCCATCAAGAGCGCACTATCCGATGCAATCGTTCCCGAAAATGCCGGGTATTGTCCAATCCTCAAGATCAGTCACCTCCGTCATACTACGGGATTAAATCCCGTGATCAGTCCGTTCTGCACCACCAGATCGCCGTCGGTGAGCGATATCGTGCCCGTGTAGCCGGTGGGCGGGTTGACAGGGATGATCCCGCCATTCGTCGTATCCACCAGCTGGATGTTCGTGCAGGCAATCGTGATCGTCCCGTCATCGTTCATGTAGATGCCAGCCCAGGGATCCTCAAGCGCTCTGTCATCTGCGGAGGTCTCCAGGCCGATGTTCATGCCTGCCGCACCAGTTATCATGAGCGACGGCCCAGCATCAAATACAGAATTTGCACCGCGCTCCGGGTACAGCGATCCGACTGTAGTCCCGTCGATCTGGAATGCAAGGGCCCCGTTTGCGATGTTGATCCCGACGGTGTGTCCGCTGCTCGTATATCGCGTCAGCAGACTGCCGACCAGGGACAGCACACCGGTGACCAGGTTCCAGCTGTTCAGCCCGGCCAGGTCACTGATCACGCCGGCACGCAGAAGGTTAGCCGTCAGGGTGCCCGTGGTGATCAGGTTGGCATTGATCTGCCCGTCAGCGGTCAGCGCGACGTCATTATAGGGACCGTTGTAGCCGCTGTGGCTATGGCCCAGTCCTCCGGAGTTGAACCGCCAGACGTTGACCGCGGTGGCCGTGTCCGGCGTATCCATGATACAGATCTCCTGCGGCTCGCCGTTCGCGTTCAGCGTCATGACCACATAGCCGCCCAGCCCGCCGGTGATCATATCGGTGGCGTGCTGGACCGCCTGGGCCAGCTGATTCTTGTTGATCGTAACTTTCCTTGTCTGGGCCTCGATCTGGGCGGACACGACGTCCGAGTAGGACGTTCCCACGGTCCCCAGCTCGATCTCATCGTAGCTGTCGGTCAGGACGTTGTAGGTCGTGGAGACGACCTTCATGGACACGGCATTGACGCCGACGTGGTCCGCGTACACGCTCACCTGATCACACAGCTGCACACGCTGCAGGGCCGCGACACTTGCATACTGTTCAGTCTGCCATAGGGCCACGAAGTTGACCTTGATGTTCTCATCCGGCAGCCAGGCGTAGGAAGCGTTCAGCCTCGCCCGCGCAGCAGCGCGCAGCTCCGCCACGGTGGGCTGGGCCGTGAACTGCATCGACAGGTCCAGCGGGACCGGCGTGACGATCGGGTAGTAGCCGTCCAGGACGTTAGAGCTGTAGTCGATGACCGGTTCGTCGTCGTAATCTGTCACCGGATAGAACATCGTCCTCAGGGTATTGGAGATGATATAGCCTTCCGGCAGCGTGACGACCGTGTCGGTGCCATCCGACGACTCCCAGAACGGCGCCACAGCTGAGTAGCTGCCGGAGACGTCGACGGTGTGCTTGACGTCGGTCAGATTCACACCGTAGCGGATCGCCACGCCGTGATCGCTCCCGCGGTGCTGATACAACTTGACCTGCCACTTGTCCCACTGATACTCACCAGCGCCGAACACGTCCAGGATGGAGCCCTCCTGCCCGGCCAGCATAGCCTTGACGGACACCGGAGTGGCGATCTCATAGTCCGCGTCGACGCTCTTGTCCGTCCAAAAGGTAAACGGGTTGTCGTTATAGACTTGAGTCTTAAACTGCGACAGCGCCTGCGCGCAGCTGGTAGCGGTCAGCGGCTTCAGGATCACGCTGCCCAGCCGATAGCTGATATGGTGGGCGTTGAACGTTACCACGCCGTCGATCGGCGCGGAGCGCGCATAGATGTCAAACGGCTGGATGTCATGCGCGTCGTCGTGGGTGACGCCGATGATATAGCCCTCTTTGATCTCAGAGTACAGATGCCCGTTCACGGGATATTTGAACTCGCACTCGTATATCCCGTTGCGCTGCTCTTTGACCTTGCAGGATATGCAGTCCGCCAGACGTCCCAGACCGTTCGAGGTGAACGCGGTCTCGTCGCCGCGAAATAGGATCGGGATCATACGGTAAACCACCTCGGCGTTATGACGACTTTCGTGATGCCGGTCCCGAGCGTGATGCCCGTATTACCGGACGGCAGCGTCGGGAAGTCCACGCCACCGGAGACGGAGACATAGGAGTTTTTCGACACGCTGCCCTTATAGGCGTAGCAGATGTCGCAGTCGATGTCCGTGTAAGTATCCGCCTGGGAGATGGTGATCGACTGCGATCCGATGCCCAGCGTCCCGGTCCCGTACACGCGCAGCAGCGGTCGGGAGGTGAACTTTGTCGGGTTGCTGATCGTCCCGCTGGCCGTCAGGGTCGTGTCGTCCACTATCAGCCACCGCTGTGGCATACACTCGAATACCAGATCAAACTGCCCAGCGTCCAGCATTCGCGTCGGCTCCACCGTCAGCGGACCGCGGAAAACCACCAGCCTATACTCGTTCGGATGGTAGGTATCCACCAGACGTCGATAGGTCGAGCTGGAGGACAGGAACGCGCGCAGGTTCGCGATGTTGGTCTTGAAATTGTTGAAAATGAATGCCGGATATGTCAGCGTGCCATTCTGCAGGCGCGTGGACGGTCCGATCAGATCGCCGTCACGCCCAGGGACCTGTCTCATGTCCAGTGACCGGGTCGGAGCGTTGAATACTCCAGACCCGGAGATGTAGAGACCGAATGTGCGGCAATCCGTGCTGTCTATGGTGATATAGTTACGCATATGCCGCCTCCCTCTGTCTCTGCTGCTGGACCATGATCCTCTGGACCTCCTCGGCGATCTGCGTCGCACTCTGGCCCGGCTGAGCGTACACATTGATCACGTTGTTGGTCGTTCCACCGTAGCGGCTCTCCGCGTTGGTATTGTCCAGCGGAGTGACCACAGCGCGACCGTTGAGCACTCGGAGATACTCCGGAGCGTGCTCACCGACGATCGCGCGCATACCCTCTTCCAGCACACCACCGGAAGCGAGCTCTTGCAGCCGGCCCCAGGACACCGTGCTCAGGTTCGGGGACCAATACAAGCCGCCCAGGGAGCGCCCGGTGAAAGGGTTGTTGCCGAACGATATGTCGATGGTCAGATGCCGGTTGATGCCGGTGATCACGTTATTGATAGCGCCCTCGACGCCCCCGATCATCGCATTGACCATGCGGATGACAGCGTTAATGGGTTTCTTGAAAACGCTGATAAACCAGTCCGCGAAACCGGTAAACGCGTCCTTAATCGCGGTCCAGATGGCGATGCCGACGCCCTTCCAGTTGATCGACTTGATCCTATCCCAGGCATCGGAGAATACCTGCATAAACCAAGTCCCGACCGCACCCGCAGCGCTGCTCAGGCCGTTGACACCCTCTTTGATGCCATCCCAGAGCGCCTGGCCTGCGCCGGCCCAGTTAATGCTTTTGATAGAGTCGACGGCGTCGTTAAACGTATCC